CTACAAGGACGACCCTGCCGCCTATGCCCGGTATGTCCTGGGCCAGTTTGCCGAGGTTTACCGGGGAGAGAAGGCTACCCCGGAATACAACAAGAACTGGCACCGGTGTCCGGACGAGATTATCCCGGCCCCGGGGCTGGTGGGCTTCAGGTTTTGGGACGGCTGGCACAACCCAGCCTGTATCATGGGCCAAAGGACGAAAAGCGGTCGCCTCATCGTCATTGACAGCATGATGATGGAAGGCGGCGACATCGAATCCTTCGTCGAAAATCAGGTCATACCCATGCTTGAGTCCCCCCGGTGGAAAGACAAGTGCTTCGACTGGATTGACGCCGGGGACCGGACGATGTGCATACCCGACCAGAGCCGCAAGCAATACTCTCCCGCCCGAACCATTGAAGAAAAACTCAGCACCCACTTCCAGCCTGGGCCGTCCGTCTGGCCCATCCTCAAGCAAGGCCTGAAAAGAGCCCTCAACAAGAACATCATGGGCCAACCGGCCCTCTATTTTAGCGGCACCGAGAAACTCGTCACCAAAGGGCTCAACGGAGCCTGGTATTACAAGACCGGCAACGACGGCAAGCCTTTGTCCAATATCCCGGAAAAAACCCCCATTTCCCATCCCTGCGAGGCCTTTGCCAACGGGGTTTGCGTGGTTATGCCCGTCGGCGTCATTCAGGACATGGGACAGGTCAAGTTTGCGGCCAATAAAGCCAAAATGAGAGCTGGCACTTATGCGGTAAGACCGTTGCATTAAATAGATTTCGGGTTCGCCTCAAGGCTTGGCCAGGCCGACAGGCGACGCAAGAAAGAATTTGGGGCCGTGCGGGGCCGCACCGTCGCCGGCCCCTTTTCTTTGCCCGTAGAGAGCCATGAATGATGTTTATTGCCCTCCCCTGGACTCGGAACTCACCGCTTACGGGTGCTGGTTTCTCTATGAAGCCAAGACCCCGGAGTGCATACGCTGTCCACGGAGGCCGGTCAAGCCGCAAAAGGTTGACAATCCCAGGGAGGAAAGTTGTCAAAAGGCTCCCGTTAAGTTGACAAAAAAACGCAAACCCCGGGGCTGGTGGAACATGACCCCGGCTGTCTTGAGGGCTTTTATGGATGGCTAAACTCGAAACCCACGGACACAAGGGCTGGTGGCCCATGCTCATCCACCGCCGCAAGCGGCTGGTGAACGGTGAGGTTTACCAGGAGGGCCGGGAAGGGTTCGTCAACATGACGAATCAGCAGATTTGCGAGCCCGAGAAAGGCTGGGACACCAAAGACCTCCCATACGCTACCGGAGCCCGGGTCGCACCCCACCAGATGGGCGGGAGCGACGAGCTGTGGGAATCCCTGAAAAACCGAGAGCAGACCGGCGAGGTCGTGCAGGAAAAGCCGGGGAGGACGGTGTATCGCTATGCCTAAGAAAAATCAGCAACTTCCAAGTGTTGGTCAACCGCCAACAGATGAGTGGTTCAAGACCGCACACAAAAGGGCTAAGGAGAGGGAAAAAGAGCCCAAAGACCTCACCATGTCACCGGAGGAATACAGGGCCGCTACAGGTCGTCCTGCCCGTGCGCCACTAAGATACCCCATAGAGGAAGTCCCGACCACCCTCAAGAAAAAGAGGTTTAAGTGAACGCCAGAGCTGTCAGGAGAATCCGCCAGGCCGTCTATGGCAAGCAACTGAGCCACAGGTTTCGCCGCTATTTCCGCCTGAAAAGCGGCCAAATCATCGCTGACCCCAAGCGACGGGAGTATCAGGAGGCTAAAAATGCCAGCAGAAAGCGTCAAACAGCAACGGTTCATGGGAGCTGAGTTGGCCCGGAAAAGGGCGGGTAAAAAGACCAAGACCGGCATGAGCGAGAAGCAACTGGAGGAGTTTGCTGGCACGAAACATGAGGGGCTCCCGGAAAAGCGGCCCCGGCCCAAAGGCAAGCGGGGCCGTAACCGCTCCACGGTCAAGCACATGAAAACTTCGGTCAACAAGCGGAGGTTCTAACCATGGCTTGGGATGATGAACTTAAAAGCGATTTCACGGTCAGAGCCCCGGACATTAACCTGGATACCACCGTCCGCACGGAAACAGGGTCAGTAATTGACGAAAGCGGCTTTACTCCCGTGCCTGAAACCAAAAAAGAGGATGAAGTCGCTTTGGCAGGGAAAGGATAATGGCTATCGCAGACCCCCGCACCGAAGTCAAGCGTCGGCTCAAGGAGATTGAGCGACAGGCGGCGCAAGCCGGCATGGACCCGAAGGAAATGGCCGAGAGGGAAGAAGCGGCTGGGGCTTACGGCCATGAAAACCCTCAGCATTTCGTTGACTACCTGGAGGATTGCGTCGAAGTCTCCATGAACGCCAACGACGAAGTGCGCCGTGTCCAGGACGAGTGCTGGCGATTATGGAACGAGGAGGAGCCAGAAAATTATTTCAACAAAGAGAGCTGGCAGTCCCGGGTTCTCCTCCCCATGCCCCACGCTTCCGTCCTTTTCGCTATGGCCCTCACCCGCAAAGCCTTTGATGTCCAATACCTTAATGTTGAAAACGAACAGAATGAAACTGCCGCAGATATTCGCAAAAAGTTAATGACCAACCAGTTGTCCCGCACCTTTGCCAACTTCCCCCTTAAATTCACCGACGCTTGCGGCATGGGGTATGCCATCGGCACTTCAATGGAGATGATTCCCGTCTATCGCCGGGGCAAAGGGCTGAAGTATCTCCTGGTGGAGCCCTGGAAGATTTATCGTGACCCCGATGCGGCCAGCCGGGAGGCACAGTCGGGAGATTTTTGGATTCACTCGGAATACCTGAATTATTGGCAACTGAAAGAGAAAGAGAAAGCTGGCATCTATCAGAACATTGGCGATTTCCCCAAAGAGGACGACCAGGCTGGCGACGACAAGCGCATGACCAAGGAAGCCGTCGCCAGGCGTCGCAAGCATATCCATTACCGCTCCCGGTTCCGGAAGCTCATACTGACCTCAGAGTTTCGAGGCACCGTCTTGGACAGCCGGGGGGAAATGCTTCTCCCCAATGCCGTTTACACAACCGCCGGGGAAAAGGTGGTCGAGGCTCCCAAAGTCAACCCCTATCCCAATCTCCGTTGGCCTGGGACGGCCTTCAGCCCCCTCCCCCATCCCCTGCGGTTCGACGGGCGGGGGCTCCTGCAGGGTATCAAAACCCTGTGGGAGTTCATGTGTTCCCTGCTGTCCCTCCATGCCGATTACCTCAACTGGATGGTCAACCCGCCCATCGAGGTTGATGTGTCGGCCATGGTGGATAGGAAAGACCTGGACTGGTATCCCGGAAAGATGTGCCTGACTTACGGGACTCTTTCCGGCCAGCAAGCCTTCCGGGAAATCCACAGCCGCTCCACCACCACCGATGTCCTGGCAAACCTCAACTTCTGCAAGATGCAGTATGAGGACGGGGTGCTGGTTCCCAGCGTGGTCAGGGGGCTCCCCGGCTATCGGGCTGAAGTCACCGCCCGGGAATCGGCTCAGAACCTTGACCAGTCCATGACCGTTTTTGGCCTCATGGGGTTCAATATCGAGCAGGGAAGCCAGGAAGCTATCGTGGCCGGCTCCGAAACCCTCGACGCCTTCATGCCTTACGAGGACTTGGAGCGGTTCATGGGGCCGGAAATAGCCATGCAGTTTGCCGACCCCGAGAGCCCCACGGGATTAAGGTTGCCGCCCTTGACAAGCGGCCAGTTCACCGTGAGCGGCGTGTCAGCCATGATGCAGGACTGGGAGCAGTTGAAGAATATCCGGGAAACCGTCCTGCCCCTTTTCCAGATGCCAGCGTTTGCACCCTACTTAAGAGCCTATCCAACCATCAAGGCCATCGAGGAGCGGCTGAACCTCAAGGATGAGAATTTGCGCTGGGACGATGCCACTTGCGCCAATATTGAAGCCGCACTTATGCAGGGGGCCACTCAAGAACCAACTGAAATGGAGGGATTATGACCCTTGGAGCTGGAGGAGTTAAGACCGACATATTAACCGGCGACCCGCTTCAACATCAACGGAAAACCCCCGACGATATTGAGAATGAGTTGCAAGAAGCCCGAAGGCTCCGCAATACCCTGGAGCTGGAGCTTCAACAGGAAGGCGGCTATGTCGTTGAAACTTTGAAAGAAGTGGTCATAGCCCATTGTGAAACCGTCTTGGCCCAGGACAGGGTTTATCAAATGTTTCTCAAGTTCCTGGCCGAGCTGGGCCACAAACTCAGCGTGGCCCCGATTTTGGCAGAGAGGCAGATTGCCAGACATCTGCCGTCCTACAAAGGAAAACCGCCTGCCCCGTTTGGGATACCAGGCAATAAATAAGCGGCCCGAAAGGATACCCGCTAGGAGCCTTTATGACGGACATCGACATCGAACAGGCGAGAAGCGCAGAGGAACCGGGAACCTTGGGGTCACTCCGGGAAAAACACCGTCAGGCAAGACAGGTGCTTACCGGACACCCAAACGACCCTGCCCTGGCGACACCGGACGAAACCCCGGATGAACTGCCCCAGGGCAAAGATGTGAAGCCTCCCCCTGATGAAAAGGTGGAGCCTCCTTCCAAAGAGGAACCAGAGGCTCCGGCCATCGCCCAACCAGAGGGCAAGAAATACAAGTATGCCAACCAGGAGGAGGCCGAGAGGGCGCAAGAAGAAGCGGCCCGTAAAATGCACGAGGCCACGCAAGAAGCGGCGGATTTAAAGAAAAAGCTGGAGGAGATGGAAAAAACTCCTCAACAGCCGAAGGAAGAACCGCCGCCGCAAAAGCCCTCTGAAGAAATCGAGGCGGAAGTCGCCAAGACCTGGGAAGAAATCGACAACCTTGACCCCTACGATGACGAATACTACTCGAAAAGGGCCAAGTTGTTTACCAGATTGCTGAATCTGCCGGCCTCGCAACCGGCAACTCCAGGCACAGACACCGAGGCTGTCAGGCAAGCGGCCCGGGAGGAGTTTGCCCGAATCCAAGCCGAGGAGCAGAAAAAGCAAGAGGAGAAGGCCCAGGAGCAAGCAAGCCGTTCAACTGCCGTCGCTTGGGCTAAAGAAGCTGGGCTCAACATGGACGACGAAGCGGTTGACCGCCTGTTTTGGGATGCCCTGAATCGGGCTCCGTATCACGAAGGCGTAACCCTGAAAGAGCAAGTTGACTTCATGGTTTCCGAGGTAAAGCGGCTCAACGCCGACCGAGCCCGGGAAAAGGGAGCCGCTACCCCGGACCAGCAAGTTCTGGAGCGGGGTAGCTCAACTCCTGTTCAAGAAACTCCAACGGAAGATGAAAAGCCACGGAAACTGAGTGAAATCAAGGACAAGTGGCGACAACAGCGACAAATCTAAGGAGGTTAATCCATGGCCGCACCTCATAACTGGACATGGGATAGTGCTGTCGGGGTTTTCAAGAACCATTATATATCGGACAAGCTCCTCGATGTAAGCATGGGAGATTGTAAGGTTTATCAGTTCACGATGGACCCCGGCACCGGCTTTGGCAAGGGGAAAGGCGAGTATGTTCATATGATGCACGTTACCCCCCTGCCGCAGAACACCACCAGTAAACTGACTGAAATTACCCGCATCCCGGTGCGGAAGCTCTCCCTGGGCGACCGAGCCCTGAAGGTCGAGGAGTTCGGGGAAGGCGTGGAATACACGAACCTGGCGGAACAACTCTCCAAGTTCAAGCCTTCCAACTTCCTCCAGAAAGAGCTGAAGCGGCAAATGACCAACGCCCTGGACACCGAATCGGCCACGGCCTTTAAGGACGCCACGGCGGTTCTCATTTGCTTCACCCCCACCAGCACCGTCGCCGGCACTTTCGGCACCGCCGGTCTGCCCCTGGCGACTGCGACCGTGGGCCTGACTTACGCCCATTGTAAGCAGTTGGTGGACTATCTCCGGGACACCATCCACACCCCGCCCTATGAAGGGGATAACTATGTCGGCCTCTCCTGCAACCGCAATATGCGGAGCCTGAAGAACGACCCCGACTGGATTCTGCCGCACCTGTATCTCCAGAAGGGCGACTTTTTCTACAAAGGCGAGCAGGGCATGACTGAGGGTATTCGCTGGGTCGAAACCAACCGCCAGCTCGCCTTCAGCAACACCGCCGGCACCAGCACCACCTTGGGTGAGGCCGTTGTGTTTGGCGATGAGGGCGTAGCCGCCATCGAGGTTGATACCCCTCATCTGCGGGTGCAGAGCAACTATCAGATGGACTTCGGGCGTTCCCATGCGGCCGCCTGGTATGGCTTGTTAGCCCTCGGTTCGATTTGGGCCGTTGCCACCGACGGCATGGCAAAAATCATCCGCATAACCAGCCTGTAAAGTCCACCAGGAGGAGGATACAACATGAGTTGGGCAATCTATGGCTCTTATCAAGCCTCGGTTTACTACCCGGATGATTCGGCTTACACTCCGACGGCTTACAACGCCGCCGCCGCCGACCTGTATGTGTTTACGGCCCCCCTGCCTCTGGTTCTGGTGGGCCTGTTGCTCGAAATCACCACAGCCTATGTAGTTGACGCTGTGGCCCAGGTTCTTTCCCTGGACTATCGGGTAACTCACAACAGCGATGTGGGCCGGGTAGAGCTATGCACCATAACCGCCGTGAACGCCTGGGCCGACGGCGAAATCAAGGCCAACTTCTTCTCTCCCGTTGACCTTGCCGCCGGCCAGCAGTTCATCATTGAACAGAAGGTGCAAGGCACAAGTGGTGGTGCCGCCGCCGGTGCAGGGATTCCCAAGCCCCTGTTCTTCTTCCGGCCCGAAATCACCGAGTTGATGGACTACTTTGACCTTGTAACCGTCTAAAGGAGGTCACTATGGCAGACTTAGCCGCCAGCGATGTGACCGTCACCGTCGGCCCGGGTTGCACAGATATGATGCACTTCAATAGGGTGGTCTATCCGACCCTGGAGTTTGGGGACGGAGCCTTGACCTATCCGGCCGGTGGGATTCCTCTGCCGAACCTGGGGTATTTCAAGCTCTACAAGCAAATCAACTTTGCCCCAGCCGTGGTGAGTGGTGGTTACATCTATGTAATCGACATTGCTAACCATAAACTGTTGATTTACTACGGAGATTATAGCGCAGGAGCCGACGGCCCCTTGGTCGAGTTCGTGGGGGCTCCTGCGGCTACCTCCGTTAAACTCAAAGTCGAAGGACAATAAAGAGAGGGGTTATGGAAGCTGTTGACCATCTTATCCAAGTTGACCGGGACGAGTATGAACGGCTAAAGCGCATGGAGGCAAACCTTTTCCCGGCTACCCAGCCCCAAGAGCTGGACACCGGGAAATACGGGAAGATTCTGGTCGTGCAGACCTGGGTTATGCACGAAAAGATGATTCACAAGCTGTCCGACGGGAGCTACTGCCACAGTTCCGGCTTGCCCGTCAGCAAGGCCAGCGACCTGGAAATCATCGAGAACCCCAAGGAACGGGCTGAGGCTCAGGAATGGTTTATTCATCGCAACGACGAGGATGCCCAGGACAGAGCCCGGGGCATAACCATCCGGCCCGACAACACCCTGGTCTTTGAGGACGGGGAGCCCGTAAGGACTATTGCCGACATCACCCAGGCCATCAAGCCGGGACAGCACCAGGAGCTTCTGATTCGGATTTTCCTCTCCCAAGAGGAACAGAAGCCCTCGGAAGTCCCCGACTGGATGGAAAAGAAGGCGGAGCCGCCCAAAAAGGCCGCTCCCAAGAAGAAGAAGCCGCCGCCCAAGAAAAAGAGCGCACGGCCTCCAAAACCCCTCCCTGAACCCAAACCTGAACCTATGGAAGCGCAGGTTTAATGTGAATGGCGGACTTTTTAACGATATGCCCAAACCCTGCTTGCGAGCTAGTCTATGACCCATCTTTGGTGCGACCCTTCAGCGTCAACCCGGATGGTAGCACAGACACCCCTCCAGCACAGTTCTGCCCTCAATGCGGGGTCGAGCTGGAGAAAGCCGCCAAGCGTCGTTTGGGTATCGTGGATGAATAAACCACGGCGAGGTTCACATGACGAATTTGGCTA